CGAGCACGACTCTGCGTAGCCTTGGTCTTTGCATACAAGGTTGAGAGGTAGGCATGGGGTGTGAACTTTGGTTCCGTCCCGCGTTAAGACGTGAGACGGTGGCATGTCGCATTCGTATTCAATGCAACTGTCGTTGAAGCAAAGTGTGTAAGGCGATACTGAGGACTGCAAAGCAATCCCCAGTACCACGGCGGCAGTGTCAGACACTAGAACGGAAGATCAGTATCTTCGGCCGCTGGTGCAGGCGCTGGTGCCGCCCGTGCTGGAGCCTGACCCTGACGATCCTCATCGAGGTCATACAGGTTGAGCCACCCACTGAACTCCGGGCCTACTGGCATCGAGTCCACCTTGATCGACACGCTCTTGTCGTCGCGGATAAACGCACGACCGACTGTCACGTACCGATTCTTTTCCTGACCATTCGCGTCAGTGTACTTACCTACTGTTGCTACTACTTTCTTGAACTGCTTCATGCGGCACTCCTTGCCTGTTTAACAAAAGTTTTCTCGGCGTCAGATAGACGACCGAATACTGCTTTCCTCTCGTAAGAGGTTAGTTCACCGATGGTCTCTTGCAGGAGCGAGAGATCATCCCGTTGGTGTGCGTCCGTGATGCTGGCACTCACCTCATCCAAGAACGTGTTGGCGGTAGCTAGCAAACTACGCCATTCGTTTTTAAATGCAGTCTTGCGACCGGGCGGTGCATCATTAAAGATGTCAACGCGCTCGACCTCGCCAAGCGTGACGTGTACGAACTCGTGGAAGCCACTAGCGTCCTGCGCGGCCAGCAGTTGCTCGGCCTTGTCGAACTTTGACTCCGCGACCACGTGCTTGAGGTCTCCGAGATAAAGTCCGATACCACATCCTGTCATCGCTATCGCCTTTACGAGCGCCCGCATTTGATTATCCGAAATCAGCCGGGCGTCCGGGTTGCTGACTGCCTTGTTGCGATGATCCATGCACGGCAACTGCATCTCATAATTAATCCCGCACACGTTGACCCCGGCCTTGACCATCATCGTCCCGTCAGGGAACGTGACAGGCTCACCGAAGTAGTAGGTGCTGTCGGGATACTCCTCCGCTAAAGCATTCCATGCGTAAGCCCAACTGATGTAGGACAACCCACCTTTTTGCTCAATGCCAGCGCTAACGTCCTTGCGCGACAGTTTGATGTAACGATTAACTTTATCCATTTAACCTCCCTGTTCGAGTTCATATATGAGGCGCGATAAATAGAACTGCGCCTTCTTACAGTCTTCCAATTCCGCGCCCTTAAATTGGTGGCGGTGCATATATTTGTAGACCTGTCCGCGTAGATAATCGTTTACGCCAGAACCCAGCATCATGTGGATGTAATCTATGCACTCGACTTCAGACGTGGTGTAGTGGCGTGGCCTGTTGACCGCGTCCCACTCTTCCGGGGTAGCGTCGTTGAGCCTGACTGATGAAACGTCCCTCATGCTCATACAGCCACCTCGAACATGTCGTCGTCCTCTTCCACGTCGTAGTGATCAGCGAAGAACGTCACCACCGCCATGTAGGGGAAGTCGTCTTCGTCGGTCTCGACTGCGTCACAGTAGCCAGCGTCCAGTGCTGACTGCTTAGTCTTGAAATACAGCGTCGCGTTGTATCTACTCACATCAAATCCTCCGCTCTATTGATAAGTTCGTGACTGGTATCAAGTAGTGCTTCCCACTTCTCGACAAAGTCACGACACTCAAGACCGTGATCCTCACAGAGCGATACGATAGAACTGATCGGGATCTCTTCTACACGAGAAACGTCGTTCACTATCGACCACATGTCGCGGTTCCGGTCTTCCATAACCCATTCTTTTTCCATGCTTAAACCTCCTTGGCACTTATGTATCCCACGTCACCTTTCGTGAAGAATGTCTAAATCGTCGGTGTTAAAAATGAAGCTGACCTTCGCGTTACCCGCGTTGTCATTCTTCCGTTCGAGGTATTCGTGCCGGTGTGCCCGGCCCTCTTCGATCAATCTCCTCGCCCTGTTTAGCGTCAGGGAGAACAGCTTCCCGGTGTACTCGACATCGAGGTAAATGATGATGTTCGGGTACAACTCTGCGTAACGACTCAAGTCTTTCTGGTTGATCGACACAGCCTTATCTGAGGGTATGCCGAACAACTCCTGAGACTTTCGCCACGGGGTCTTCATGGTCTTCAGGTCAACAGGGATCATCGCCACGTAATCGTGCGCGTATCGATCTGTCTGCTTCGCTGGATTCCACGATAGTCCGACGCCAGCAATCTGCCGGGTGGCAAGGAAGTCGGCCTCAGCTTTCTCCCCTGCCCGGCACCACGCGGACTTGTCTTGATTATCCATACTTGTCTTGCAGGTAGGCATATGACACTGGCATGTAATCAAATTGACCTTCGTGACAGTCATGGAGCATCCAAATTCCGCTCCAAGTCGTATCTGTGCCAGTCTGACTGTTGAGGTAGCTTTCCTCGTGAGAGTAGAAGATGCCCGCCATCAAGCCGATGCGACGGCGACCGAGTACGTCACTGGTCTCCGCTATGTCGCGAGTCTGTACGTGACCCTGAACGAACGACTGGTGTCTCTTCGTGAGACCTGCCCGTGCGCTCGTGATACTGCGGCCCATGACACCCGAGGTTATATAGTGGCAAAAAGCTATGCCCTCGATCTCGACAGGTTGCAGGAACGTGTAGACCTCCCAGCCTGACCGCTCATAGTCGAGCATGTCTAAACTGATAACGTCTTCCCATGCCGCGTCAGAATTCACAAAACGTGTCACGCGGTCTTCGTGGTTGCCGAGCGTAATCACCCTGCGCGGATTCCAAGCCTTGCGTTTGCCTTTCTTGAGTCGCGCTATCTCTTTATCGATTGGCGCATTCAGTCTGGCCCACGCGTTATTGGCACTCTCAAAATCTGCCATGATGCGCTTGCCTTCCATGTGTCTGCCGCCCTTCTTGTCCCACGTGGACAGCGACGGGAAATCTGCGTGGTCGCCCAGATGCACGATCACGTCAGGTTTCATTTTCACGCAGTAGCGACCCGCCCACTCTAGGTGGTCGGTGTTGACTCCCGGCTTCACCTGCGTGTCCGGTATGACCATGATGCGCTTACCCCTAACTGAGGAAGGGCGCGTGGTCTCTGTAGATTGGGGGGTGGATTTCATATTCTTCGAGTTCCTCTTCCGTGAGCGTGTCGATTTCTTTGCTGATTCGGAGATAGTGCTTTCCGATTTTGTCGTGGTTGGCTCGGGCGTACTTGGCTCGCTCGGTGCAGGTTGAGCGGCCCAGAAGCGCATTGAGTTCAGCGTCGCTTTCAGATCGGCCATAAATTCCTCCATGAATTTCGCGCCACAGCGCTATGTGATTTACAGGGTGACCCTCCATCTCTTTGTGCGCCCATGCGGACAGAACGAGACAGTTCTTCGGGTCGAATCGGACACTCCAATTCCCTCTGGCAATGAAGTGGGATAGCTGGAGACCTTGCGGTCTGTCGCTATAGTCTTTTCCAGTAAGCTGGCAGATGTAGCCAGCCCTCTTCCGCAGTGCGTCGCTCATGTGCTTGTCTGCGGTCAATCGCTTGATACCCCGGAAGGCCATCAGTGAACCAGCCTTAGATGCGGCGACTTGGTCGGCGTAAACTCCGGCTCAAATTCGATGGGGTGAATCCAGATCAGCTTCATGCCCTCTGTGATTTGCTCCACATAATCCAGCGCATCACTTTCGTCGAAGCCCTCCTCCGCGAGTCGTCTCATTACGACCTCGCTGGAGTAGCAGGCGACCGGGGTGCCGTCCTCTGCGTAGACACAGCCCAGCAGGGCTTCGTCAAAGTCAGCTAACATTTCGATCTCTCCTATTTCATCCATGAAAATCTTCCTCCTCTGGATCAGGCTCCCGGCTCTGCTCCCACTCTGGCGATCCCGGTTGATCCCAAGTGGTGTAGTCCATGCCGCGCTCCGCGATCCATTCCATGCCTTCGGGGCAGATCCTTTCCGTGGGTAGCTTCTCTATGCGCTTACCCTCCCGTAAGAATCGTTCCGTCTCCTTGGCTATCTGATCTCTCAAGTCATCTTTCTTCATCGCCCTTTCCTAATGCGAGTGCGTTCTTGTAATGGGTTCGAGTTAGTTCCCGAAGGTGCTCGGGAACGTGAGTGGACATAAAGTTTCTCTGT